GTAAAGCATCTAGGTTCCACTTAGCCATTATGCAGCTTCCTTCTGTAGGTCAATCAGTTCAGCATCTTTGTAAGATATGTGAAAGAACTTCTCACCTTTGGCTATGTACCTACCTTTGGCTTCCTTCAAACCCTCTTGTGTAAGTAGGATATCCTTGATTCTCCAGGCTTGCTGCATGTCAGCCCTGAAGATATAAAAGTTAAGTACACCCTTGTCTTTGTACATGTTGACAAGCCTACCTTTACGTTCAGGTAATCTTATCTCAGCCCATGATGGGTTCCAAGTACCCTTCCATCCTGTCTTAACTTCAGCCTCATTAAAATATGTATAGTCACCCTTCTGTGATACAATATCTACATTGAAATCTTCTTTAGTGCTGACAATGGTATGGCCTACACTCTCTAAGTACTCTTCTAGTCTGTCTTTAGCTTTACCATCATATGCTTCATACAATGCTCTATTGAATGGTTTTCTAATCATAGCCATTATATCTTTCCCTTTCTTTATACTAACCCTTGGATTAAACCAAGAGCTAGTACTACTGTGATATATATTCCTATTGAAGTCAACATTATACTAAGTCCACTAACTCACAGCTGTCTCCACTGCAAGCTAAAGTCTGACTACCTGATGTATTGTCTTCACTTTCATACTCAGATACTTTAGACCAATCAATTCTGTTGGGCATCTGACCTAGCATCTTGAGGTAACCTGTCTTGTCACACTCTTGGTAGGGTGCTTGTTGGTATGTATGTTCGTTAAACGGTAAGAATGACACACCACTCATCTCATCAAAGTGTTTGTATACAAATGCACCTACCTCAAACCATTCGTCACCTTTAACATTAATAGTTACAGATGGTTTGTGTTCACACCAGTGACGTTGGTAAGCTAACCACATCTCTAGCTGTTCAATAGCTGACATGTCGGCTGTAACTACAGCATTTGTAGGAGCCTTCATAGGGAAACTAAACACTGTAGTCTGGTCAGGTTTGAATGCTTCAGGTTCATTAGGTATACCCTGGTCGATCATGAACTGTGTCAATGGATCTTTGTTGTCACCTCTTACAGTCCTTATGTAATACTTAGAGTGTCTAGCATGTATCCCACTAGAACTATCCACTAGCTGTGACACAGTACCACTAGGTTTATTACAAGTTATAGCAGTTGATACTGGTATTCCTAGACGATCAGCCCACTCAGCATTTGTATCTACAGCAACTTGTTTTAGGTGAGCAAGTGTCTTGTCTAAACCTTTGTTCTTCAGGGTCATCAACGGATTGTCCATAACACCAGTTAGTGACACACCAAGTAGTCTTTCTTCTTCTGTATTATCTTTCCAGATCTTACGTAGGTAAGGGAACTTAGTGTATGTAGATTGGATAGTACCTAAGATAGTAGCTAACCTAACTTTCTCAGACAAAGTATCTATACTATCGGTTGCTCGTACTACAACTTCAGTTAAGTTGCAGAACTGTGCTGGTCTTAAAATTATTTCACTGCAAGGGTTAGTACCGAACTCTCTGTCAGCATCACGTCTACCATTCTTTAGAGCCTGCACCTTAGATGCCTGTCTGTTAAAGATACCTCGTTCACCTGAACCTGATTCAACAAGAGACATCCACTCTCTCATAAAGGATAGACTGTCAGGCTTCTCAGTGTATGACACAGAGTTATTAGCTAATGCTCGTTGTGGATCGTTCTCCCACCATGAGCCTGACTTAGCATGACGCATTCTGTCATCAGATAGGTTACTCAAAGAGATCATGGCACTGCGGCGAACGCCGCCCACCACAACGATTTGGCCTATCATACACATGATATCATGACACTCTATAGATGACAGCTTACGATTCTGTGCACCCTTGAATACATCAATGGTAAAGTTAAACAGATCAACCAGAGGTGCAGGACCTGATGCTCTACCACCAAATGTCTTGAGAGCTGCACCTGCTGGACGTACCTTAGATACATCCCATGTTGGTATCTCACCACTGTAGAGTAATGCAATCAACTGACGTAAAGCTTTAGCCCAACCCTCTTTGCTGTCCTTGACAACGATGTTAGTCTCACTGTCAAACAACTCAGGTACTTCAGGTAACTTCTGTACTGACTGGCGTTCAACTGAGAACCCTACACCAGTACCACATAACAATACAAACATAGCTTCATCGAATGCTTTGACATCGTCAACAGCTAAGTAGCTACAGTTGTACATACAAACGTTGTCACGATCTGCAGCCTTGCCTGCTGTCATGAGAGATCTCATACTAGGCATGACACCTAAGTCTAAGATAGATTTCTCTAGTTCTTTCTTAGTTATAATATCAACTAAATCACCTACAACATTCTTCATGTACCTGTCTATTGTCTCACTCCAAGACTCACGTCCCTTACCCTCTATATACTTAGCATACCGTGACTTGTGTATGAAAGATTGGTAATCTGTTGGTAAGTAGTTGTTGCTCATTCTTTTGTCCCTCTATCTTGTTTGTCTTCTTTAAACCAGATCATACGATCTATTTCCCCACGAGTAAGACCTATATCTTTTAGCTCTCTGTCTGTCAACTTGTTTAGGTGCTTAACAGCATCTCTGTGTAGCTGCCATGTGATCATGTAGTTAATAAACCTGTACCACCAACGTCCAAATGCTTTCATCTCTTATCTCCTGATCCTTTAAGAACACCACGTTCGTATCTATCTGACAACTTATCAATGTTTCTTTGAGCTAACGATGACAAACTTACATTGTGTACTCTGGTTAACTCACTGACAAACCATAGCACATCCCCTAGTTCATCTAGTATGTCACCATGTGGGTATGCATTGTCCTTACGATACCACTTGGCTAACTTACCTGTCAGCTCACCAACCTCAGATGCTAAACCTAAACTTAAGTACTCTAAGGTTCTATCTTTAGGGTACACAGCAGTGCTTGCAGCTAACTTCTGGTACTCATTTAACTTTTCTACTTTACTCATTCCTCTATCCTTTTCCACTCTTCCAATTCTGCATCTAGATTAAAGTAATCATCAATGTCTATTCTCTTTTCTTCTACTAACCAGGCTACCACAAATTCCTCTGGTATTTCGTTCTGTTCTAGGAGAAGTTCTAGTCCGTAATTGAGGACAAGAGCACGAATTTTACTATCAAAGTCAAACAATGTCAATCACCTTTTCTTTTCTTTTGTCCATTCGACAGGAATAATTTCTTTAGCATACTTGAATCCGTTCTTATCACACCAGTCACCGTATGTAGATTTAGAACCCTTGTACAATTTCTGGTTAGGGTTGCTGAATACAAATCTTATATCATGTTCGGGGTGTTGTGCTTTAACCATCAGGTGTTTGGTTCTATCTGAATGAATGAACCGCCCTTTGGTTTCTATTATGATACCGTTACTCAGCACGAAGTCAGGGGTATATGTTTTAAATCTTAGGTCTTGCCATTTGATACGCATCTTCTCGTATTCAAACTTGATCTTTAGTTTCTTGAGGTAGGCTGCTGTCCTCTTCTCTAAGCCTGATCTGAAACGCATTTAGGTGGCTCCCATATTTGGTTCTCGTAACGTCGAAGCCAGAGTAGTCTAGCATTCTCTATGACCCTTGCTTCCTCACCACTGTAGGAACGTAAGCATTCCTCATACATATCAGCCTCAGTTGTGCAGTCAGCCAGGATCTTCTCAGCTTTCTTAGGTCCAATACCGTACAAGCCAATGATGTTGTCAGCCTTGTCACCTGTAAGTATCTGCGTATAGAAGAAACGTAAGCCTTCAAACTCACCCATCTCTAGCATGACACGTTTGTTAGGGTTGTAGTGTGAGCACGGAATCTGCAGCATGTCCTTGTCTATGGATATGACAATAGATTCTTTACCGTAGTTGGTAGCCCATATACCACACAAGTCATCAGCCTCTTCACCCTTAGATACAATAGCATTCCAGTTGTCAATCATGTGTTTTCGTATAGCTTGTAGATGCTGTGGTTTCTCTACGTTCTTTCTGTTACCCTTGTACTCATGGGTAATCGAGTAATCGTATCTGAAGTTACCCTTACCTGTCAGGAATACATGGTACTGCTCAGGGTCTAGCTCCCACATAACTTCGTTAAGTGATTGCTCAAGTAACTCGTCTAGTTTATCTAGTGCATCCTCAACAGGATCGTTCTCACATGAGAAGGCTGCTCGGTATGCAAACGGATCACCATCTACCAGTACCTGTTTAGGTTTCATCTTCATAGATACAATCCTTTAAAGTAAAAGGAGCACCCCAATTAAGGGATGCCCAAGTCGGGGAGGGAAATCTTACCAACGATCTTCTGTGGCTAATTCTTCATAAGGTACATGCTCTAAGATACCAATCTTTTCTAGGCGTACAGATGCTGTTGATCCCTCACCGTAGATAGATAGCTTAACCTTAGCTGTTGTACCATTACCTAATGCACCATCAACAATGGAATCCCATGGTGTACTTGTAGTACCCTTGGTTACAGCAGGAGCACCACCGAAGTCATCGATGCCTGATGGGTGTACGTTAGGGCGTTTAAGTTTCATACCCATCTTACCATCTGCTGCATCAATAGGTTTAATCATTTGATTACCCATTGCTGTCTCAGGGAAACCCATAGCAATCATACGATTAACTTCGTCACTA